TTCAAATATAACAGAACTCAGCGCATATTTTAAAAATACGGTTTGAAATATGTCCTGTGTATCATGATAATTTTTTAAATGTATCATACAAAGTCGTCGAATCATATCAGAATATTGTTCTATTGCTTGATATATCTCATTTTCGCTCCTCATAACTTCCCTCGTTTTTATCTTCTGCCACAACCGCCATGTCTTCCCCAGCCACCATTATTATGATGTGTTCGTGGTACAAAATTTACATTGTTTGTATTTATATAATTTTGATTTCTACCATAACAGCCACTTGTACCATAGTTATCACATACTCCGTCACCATTTTCATCTACATAGTACTGTCCATGATGTGTTCCATAGCAACCATCTGTATCATAATAATCACATATTCCGTCACTATTTTCATCTACATAATAGTGTCCTTGGTTTACGCCATAGCAACCACCAGTACCATAATAATCACATATTCCATCACCATTTTCATCAATAAACTGACAACCCTCACCGCAATAATGATATACTGCACTGTTATTAGGAGTATTTATTATGGATTCTGTGGCGAATACACTGATTGCTCCTAATGATAATGTAAAAGCTGTTATAACTGTACCTGCTAAAATTTTCATTTTCATAATTGGTTTCCCCCATTCATATTATAAATGATTTGTTGTATATATACAATACGATTGATATTTATCAATCCATTCATAATATTTTAAAAAATTTATTTTTTGTAAATAAATTTCTATTTGCAGAGAAAAAAGTTTGCAGGTATGGACAGCGTTCACAAAAATAACTCTATAACAAGCTAAATTACTATACAAACCCAAAATTTCAGTTATCAATAGACTTTCGTTTGCAAAAGAAAAATTTTTAGTCAAGCTTTTTTCAAAAAGCTTGTAGGGTGCTGAATGTTTACTGGACGTTCAACGCCCCTCAAACTCCCACAAAACTTTGAAAAGGCTTGACCGAAATTTTTAAACGGAAACTACGTTTCCTTAAAAACATAAAAACATTAACTTTGCAATGAAATATCATTTTTTAGAAGTGATAGAAGTGTCTACAAAACCATATCAATATTTTATTCCATACATTGTTCCATTTTTTTTACTTTTCTATAAAATGTCGCTGTACTAATACCCAATTCTGCACTCACCTCAAAAGCGGATAACTCTTTATTTTGCCATTTCTGCACCATATATAAAAAGTTTTGAGGTAATTTTTTTTCTGGTCTGCCAAATTTCATACCTCTTGCTTTTGCTGCCGCAATACCTTCCGCCTGTCTTTGGCGTATATTTTCTCTTTCATTTTGTGCTACAAATGAAAGCAACTGCAATACTAAATCAGATATCAATGTTCCTAATAAATCCTTGCTTTTGCTTGTATCCAGTAAAGGCATATCCAAAACACGAATATCAACCTTTTTTTCTTTTGTTAAAAATTTCCATTGTGCAATAATATCTTCATAATTTCTTCCCAATCTATCAATACTTTTTATTACAATTAAATCACCTTCTTTCAATTTTTTAATCATATTATGATAAGCAGGTCTGTTAAAATCCTTTCCAGACTGCCAATCAATAAATATATTTTCTACCCCTTGTTGTTTTAATGCTATCATTTGTCTTGTTTCATTTTGTTCTTTTGTAGAAACACGAATATATCCAAATACTGTTTCAGATGTTTCAGACATTTCTATCACCTCCAAATTCAGTTTATCAAAATCCCCCCTTGCTTTTATTGTTTTCCATAATATCAAATCAATACAAAATTTTTATATATTACAAATAAATAATACCTTTATCCATATTTTGCATTATGAATAAAGGTACTCATTATAATATTATTTTGTTTTCCAATATCTGACATCATCTTCTCTTAAATCAATATAGCGAAATTGTTTTTGTTTGATATCGCCATGTGTATAAGGCTTTAATTCGCCATATAAATTATATCTCAATGTCACATCAAGCAATATATTTGCTGGTATCATTTTTCTAACTGTTTTTCTAATTTCATCTTGTAGCTGTTTTTTAATCAATCTAATTTCAATATGTAAATGATACTCATTATACTGCATATCCACATTCACATTTTCTTTTTCGCAAATGCCCTCCAACCAATCCAATAAATGAAAATAAGTATATGGGCTATGATGATTCCATAAAAAAAGTATTCTTTGTCTAAAATCCTCTAAACTCTCATATTGTTCTCTTACAATATTTAATAATTTTGCTCTTCTGTTTAATCCTCTTTCTGTTGCTGTAATAATCCACTGGTCAGACTCCAAATTTTGTTTTGCCTGTTTTTCTTCTTGTAATATATCTCCCTCTATATTGGATAATATTTGAAATTCTCTTGTATCTCTTACAAAAGGAGGTAAATATTTTTCATACATTTGTTTCATAGTGTCACCACACTTTCCAAAAATGGAATTTCATCATTTTCTAATATATAATTTTGAGTACTACCATTGATTTTCGTATACTGCACATCAATCACACCTTCCGCATCCAATGCTCTTGACTCCAAATAACTAATACGAACAGTCAAATACTCCATATCTGCCCATTGTTTTCTTAAATTATTAAAATAATCCTCTATGGAATTTGTAATATCTTCTACAACTTTTGCTCTGTTTGCTGTATCTTTTAAAAGTAATGTCATTTCAATGGTGCAAATTACTTCTTTTGCTGCCTCCACTGTCACTTTATGTCCTACTGGTGCAATGCCATAACCTAGTCCTCTCTGTTGTGGGTCTATTGCCTGTTGTATTTTTACAATTTCCCCCTCTATGGGTGCATTAAAATTACCATCCACAACAGTTAATTTTACTGTTCCTCCCCCATTCCAAACAGGTGTTACTTTTACGCCTCCTACACCTTTTAAAGCCATTACTTTTATTTTATAATCCTCTATATTTCCTCCAAAAGCATCTGTGTTAAAACTGCTATAATATCTTTTTCTAAGGCTTTCATCAGATTCCTCATCTTCTCCCTCTGTAAGCAATTCTATGAGTTCTCCTTTTGCCAATGTTTTTAAATAAGTAATGGGTATCAAATCGCCTAAATATTGATTACCTGCCTCTCCTGCTGTTTCACATTCTAATATGTATTGTCCTTCTGTATCTGTTTTTTCTATTACAACATAATTTAATTCTTCCAAATTAAAACGTGTGCCAATGGGTATATCGCAACCTTCTAAATTTTTATCTACAAAATTACCCAAAAAAGTAGCTTTTGTAGCCTCTTTTCTAAAAACGCCTCTTTCCATACATCTCCTAGTCAAATCTTCTTCTGTTGCAGTATCTCCATAAGTACGATTTTCAAGCATATACAAATCGGAATAAAATATAGCTGTTTCTGCTGCATTGGGTGCAATGGCATCAAATATAATACTGCCCTGTCGTCTATCTCTTTTTTGGCTAACCTGTTCTAATTTTCTTTCCATCAATGCTTCATAGCTTTCATACATTAAATATCAACCTGCCTTTCTATTTCCAATGTACCAAATATAGTATGCACTTTAAACTTCACCTCTAAATTGCCCTTTCCGCCTCCAAATTTAAAATCTGTTACAGCTTTTATTCTGTCATCTGCGAGTAAAGCGTCCTCAATTCTTTTTTTAATTTCTGGTATCACATAACTTTTTGCTCTGCCAAATAAGTCATTTAATTCCATACCATACTCCCAATTATAAATTTCATATTGATATCTTTCTGTAAACAATATTTTAAATACAGCTTGTTTCATTGCCTCCAGTTCTTCCAGTGTTCCTGATACAATTTCTTTTTCTCTCTGCACACGATAGGTTAATGTTGGTACAGTTTGTATAACAACATTATCATTCATTGTCATTTGTGTTTCCGGTATCAGTTTCATTTTCTGTCATCTCCTCTCCCACTCTGTCAATTACAACATATCTTTGTCCTCCTGTCATTTTTATAAGTATCACTCTTTCTCCTTTTTTGAGTTGTTTTTCCACTATCATTTCATAATGTACCCAATTTTCATCACTATCTTTTCTTCTCATACTATAATTAATAGTATGTTTTGTTACATTTTGTGAAAGCACTAAAAAAGATTCTGTTAATTCCAATTTTTGCTCTAGTACAATTTTTAAAGGTTCTGTTTCTGTCACAGTACCATAACAAATATCTGTTAAATTTTCTTGTTGTAAAACATCATAAGCAAGCAATTTCACTGCCTCTAGCATATTTTCACTCCATTTCTATTGATAACAATTATATTTTAAAGCTATTTCCTCTCAAACTTCTCTCTCTTTGTTCCAACAACTTTTCTGTAATATGTAAAAATAATGTTTCTTCATCAATACTTTGTTTTTGTTGTTGTTCATATTGTATATTTTGACTTTGTTGTTGTTTTTGTTTTTCTTCCAAACTATTTTGAACAATATTTTGTATCACTTCTGTATTGATTGTGTGATACTGTTCATTTTTTTGCATATCACTTTCTTTTTGCCATATATTTTGTTTTTTATATTGATTAAAAAGCATATTATTTTTTTTGATTGTTTTTTCTGTATATTGTTTTACTGGCACATTATCACCATAAGCTGATACTACATTATCCCTTATCTGTTCATACTGATTTTTAAAAATATTTTCTACATTCCAAAAATGATATTGTTTATTGTCATTTATATCATATTGTAAAAAATCATAATAATATTTCCAAAAATCATATTGTGTTGCACTTTTTTTCATATCATATATTTTCTGTTTTTCTTTTTGTATCTGTTGTTGTTTATTGGAGTCATATTGTTGTAATAAAGAATACTCTTGTTTGTATGTATTATTTTGCTGATTGATATTTTGTTTTTCTTTTTGCCATATATTTTGTTTTTGGTTTTCATTTTTCTTTTGCATATGGTATTGCTTTTGTATTTCATATTGTTGTGTTGTTTGATATTGTAATTGCTGTTGTTTTTGTTTCATCTGTTTATTTTGATATTGCTTTTGTTGTGTTTGTTGTTGATACTGTTGATATTGTTTTTCTGTTTTCTGATTATCATGATATAAATTATCATTTTTTTGGAAAATACTAACCATATCATTTTGAGCATTATTATTTTGTTTATTGTACTCACTATCACCATATTGTTTTAATTTTTTCACATTATCATCAAAAATATTGCTTTTAAAATGTTTTTGAGTAAATTCATATTGTGTTTTGTTTTGCCATATATTTGTTTGATATTGTTTTTGCTGATACCAATTCCAAAAAAATTCATATTGTTTTTCTCCTTCCAAAAGTATTTTTTTATAATATGAAAACAACATACATCACCTCTTTTGCTCCAATTCCAAATCTACAACACATTCAACAAACATCCTTTCTATCAAATCCAAATGAAAAAACTGACTTGGCAATATATGAAAATGTCGGAGAACATAATAAGCATAATCTGCTTCATGTATGCCCTCCTTTATGGCTTTTTTATATCATATTTGATATTTTGTTTTCTTTCTTCAAAACAATTTTGTTCTCTTACCGTTTTTAAAAGTATCATATACTCTCCCATAGTAAGCATTTCTTTTAACACTTCATCTGCACTATGACAGCCATAACTTTTTAAAAGCTCCTCATCATTCAAATTCGGTAAAATAACACAATTTGCACAAAATCTACCCCAATATTTTTCTATATCCTCTCCCTCTCTTTTTTTAATCTTCTGATGTTCTTTTTCTTTGAGTGCTTTTATTTTCCATGGTATTGGTTGTCCATTTTCCCCAACAAATCTATTTGATATCACAATTTCTTTTTGTTCTGGTAAATATTGTTCTTCTATCAATTTGATTCCTCCATTCTAATATAAAAATCTGATTGATATCCCCCATTAAAAAAGTGATACACACATTTTTCAATGACATACATACCTTTTAAACTAATTTCAGCAAGTTCAGGTAATTCAATAAATATAGAATTGCCAGGTATCAACATCACTTCTCCCGAAATTTGTTTTAATATCAATTTTTTTTTCACACGACATTTTTGTGATAATATGGTATCACCTATTGCTTTTAAATCATATTGTGTTAATCTGTGGTCAACTCTTTGATAATAAAGTAATCTACCCCATTTTTTGATTTCTTCTTGTTTTTCATCTCTGTAAGATAATTTTTCTGTTTCAAGTCTTCCTGCTTGAAATAACTGCACACCGTTATAAGTATCTTCTGAAATATCAGTCGTATAAACATAATCTTGTATACTGCCATCACATTGCAACACTACATTTTGAACCATATCACTTTTTTGTTTTAATGTAAGTTTTCCACATTCATCATAAAAAAAATATTCTTTTGCTGTTTCTTTTTGTGTTAAATGTAATGCTGTATTTATCATATCCCAAAGTGTCTGTCCTTCTTCAATTCTTTGAGGAATCTGCCAAACGGTATCACAAATTGCACCTGTTTCCAGTCCGTAATCATTTGCAATCATTTGTATCAATTCAGATGCTTTTTTGTTGTAATACACATAAGTATCTTTGTTTTTAATCAAATAAAAAAATTGGTCATATGCTGTTACAGTGATAATTTGTTTTGATGTTCTTGTTTTTTTCATTATCCAACCCGAAAAAAACAATTTATTATCTGCAAAAAACTGTATTTGATTTCCTTCCACAAACTGTACATTGCCATCTCTTATAATAGAGCATACCAATTTGCCACAGCTTCCTAGTATACTTTTTTCAATTATAATTTCTCCCTGCAATAAATTTGTTGCATTATATATTTTGTCATGATTTTTAATAAGCATTTCAATTTTCATACTATCACCCCAAACGCAATATTTGTCCTACTTGTATTTTGTTAGGATTTACAATATTATTTTTTTCTGCAATTTCTTTGTATCTGCTACCATCATTGAGCATTGTTTGCGCAATTTTCCAAAGAGAATCCCCTTTTTTGACAACGTAAGTATTAGGAATATCTTTTCCTTCTCTTTTTGCCCCCATTTCTTCCAATACAGTTTGTCCTTGCTTTTGTTCCATTTTGTATGTAACAGAGCTGATTTTTCTATATTCTTTTACATTGATTTCCACCCAAAAATCACCTTGTTCTCCACCTCTTTCCAGTACAGTATATTTTTCAAATGAAACGTCCATATTACCACTAAACAATTCTGTACCATCTGCCAATTTTCTAAATACAATTAAGCTCACAGGTTTTTTACTCATTTTATACTGACGAAATTGATTTAAAAAAAATATAGGCTGTTGAAAAACGCCTTCTGTCTGTACAAAACTGTATTGCACAGTAGGCAAAAGAACAGTAAAAGAAATTCTTCTCAATCCGATATCTTTTAATATACTGCCTTCTCCTATATCAACCAGTTCTATTTTTTCGCTTTCGCCTTCTACTTTTGTTATCATTTCAGAAGGTGCTACAGGCAATAATATCTGCTGTCCATTTTGTTTTAAATAAAATCGATACATAGTATTCTCCTTTTTATAATAATTGTTCTACAGTTGTTTTCAATTTTTGATATTCCCCTGGTGTCAGCATTTCCAAAAGGAGTGCTTCTTTTCCAGCCACATGATAGCTATTTTGTAGTTTTATGCTGTTCAAATCTGGAAATACAACACTTTCTGCTAACACCATTACTTCATAGTCATATTGCTGTATTCCTTTTTGCATCATTCTGCATTTTTTCAATATCATTTCATTTTCTTTTTGCATAAGTGGTTTCATTTCCCATACTATTGCCTTTCCGTTTTCATCACAAAATCTTTCTGAAATCACTATTTTTTTATGTTGTATATCTTTTCTGTTCTGTTTATAAAATGCCTTCAATGTCATTTTCCTTTCTGTATTTTAAATTAGATAATGCTATGTCCCCCATATCACAATATGGAGGACATCACACATCAAAAAATATCACTCAATTTCAATATTTAAAAATAAATAAAACTTTTCACTTATTGTACCTGATTTAATTCTTCAAAAGCCTCCAGCAAATCCGCATCATTAAATGTAAATTTCAATGTTTCGTCTAATGCTTCTTTTTCCACATCTAATTTTGTAATCAGCATACTGTCAATATTAACACCTTTTAAAAGTACAGTTTGTTTACCTGTTTCGCTTGTAGGGTCTTCATTTGTCACAAGTAATTCAAAATAAGTATCTTTTCCATTTTTCATATATTCCAGCATAACCTGTCTGAACAAACTAGAAACATAATATACCTCCATTGTTCCAGTACCCTTCCAGCCACCAGCTTTATGTTGTTTTGATGTCAGCCCCAATATAGGAATTTCAGACTTTGTTTTTTCCACTTTTGCCTCTACATTTTTCGCCTGCATAATTTCATATCGATTACCATCAATTAAAGCAAAGCAAGTACCCAATGCACCATTAATGGTATCTTTTGCTCTTAAATACGCCATATTAAAACCTCCTTAATTTATATAACTTCTACTTTCATATACAATTTTTCCATAGCATCTGTTGGACGTACTTTTTCATATACCACAACATCTTGTTTTTCTGTTCCTTGTGTAATGATAATATCTTCTGGTACAAATCCCTCTATTGCCTCAATACTTTCTAATTGTTCATGATATTGTATCAATTCAGCTTTCAACAAATTGCGCCCAGTGTCATTGTTACTTTGTTTTCCCAAATAATATTCACTAAATATTCTTGCAACATCATTTGCAATACTGTCAAGCACTCTAATCACTCTGTTACTTGAGAAATCGCTGTTTTTATTACTTTCAAAAGATGTAAATGTGTTAATATCTCTCAACACTCTAATATTGTCGCCATCTTCATAATATAAAAACTCACCTTTTTGTAATCCCTCTATAAATTTAGATTTTTTATATTTTGCTTTTACATGATATTCGCCATTGTATATTCTGTTTGTAATACTTTGATTAACTTCTGCACCTGCCTGCGCACCTGCTGTCCAATAAACAAGAGCTGTTTTTTGTTCTTCTGTTTCATTTGTAACAGAAATCACGCCCTCAAAATCTGCTTTTGCATAATCAAAAAGTACTGTAACAAATTTCACACCTTCATCATTTCTCATTCTTTTTGTAAATGCAGTAAACAGTCCTTTTGTAGTATCATCTTCGCCAGCATAAGCCAAAACACTAAAATTTTCTTTTTCTGCTTCTTCCAAAAAATCAGCATAATCATTACCAGTCACTTGTTTATTTGTGCCACCTGTCAAATTGATTCCTGCATTTACTTCAAGTGTTCCATTTCCACTAAATGTAACATATGTATTTTGTTTCAATTCTTCTATTGTTTTAACTGTTTGTGTATCTTGTAATATCAAATCCAAATATGTTTTTACATCAAATGCAGTATCATCATCTACATTTTTAGAAATCACAATTTTAATATCATTTCCTCTTGTACCACCATATACAGCTTGTATATTGCACTGTCCTATTGTTGCTGCTGCTTTTTCTCCGCTGTTGCATCTATAAATCAATGCTTTTTTAGCATACAAAAACAATTCTCTTATAGGTTTCATTTTTTCATGAATATAGTCATATCCAAATATATTTTGTGATTCTGTTTGAAAATCTTCTGCCTGTACTGCCATCATACCATTTTGTCCCCAATCCAATTCTAATGCTATACAAACAGTACCTCTTTCTCCCAATGTTCCCATAGCTCTGGGTTGTGATACAAAATTGATATATGCTCCTGGTAATATTTTATTTTGTACTAAATAAGTACCTCCTCCTAATGCCATAAATATATCATCCTTTCTTTGCTATTGTTCCTTCTAAATACATTTTTATTATTTTTTCAGCTTCTTTTTTGCTGTAAAGTCTATTTTCTTTCAATACAGCATTGATTACATCTTTGCTGTAAACTAAATTTTTACTTTGCAAAAACTGTTGTTTTGTAAATACATTTTGTTCCACTTTATTCCATACTCCTTTATACAATATTAATATCCCACAACTTTATTTCCATTATGTTCAAGTCTTTTCA